ACGGTTGGATCATGCCAGCAGCGGCCTGCTGCTTGATCCAGGTGTCGTTGAGAATCATGGGGATGGGTGTGTGGCGTTCAGGCGATCAGCAACGAGCTGGGCATAACCGGCGATGTCGTGCCAGCTATCGGCATACTCAGGGTCGCCGTTGACAATCCGGCCGATTTTGTGCGCGATCATGTCAAGCGCTTCCTGCTGGTCATCGGCCAGGTGCTTACCGCGTGCTTTAAGGGCCAAGACGATCACCTCTTTAAGCTGTTGCGTGATCTGCGCATGGCCCAAGAAATCGCCGTAACGCTTGCCGCGCTCCTGCAAGGTGAGGTCCAGCGATTGGTTCACCGTGACTGCTCCTGTTGCTCTAGAAGCCAGGCACCAAAGGCCACCATCATGGCGGCGGTCTGGTTGTTGATGGTGGCGTTGGGGTAACTGGAACGCCACCAGGTGGCCAGTTGATCTTCGAGTGTTGGCGTGGCGGGCGCTTCGGGCTCGGCGGTCATCAGGGCGGTGTAAGTGGAGTGGTGGGGATGGGCCGGGTTGTCCCGGCCATCGGTTAAGTAGGCCGCTTCGAGGGCGTCCTGACGGGCCTGCTGCTCAATGGGGTGACAGTCGGGGTTCATCAGAACGGCGCCTCCTCATCAACCTCCCCTTGGTTCATCCATTTGGTGGATGCAGGGTTGATGGTGCCAAAGTCACCATCACGGCCTTCTTTCCCTTTGCCGTTGATGTAAAAACCTTCAACCTCCACTTCGGCTTTTTTGTCGTAGTCCCAGATCTTCCCGGTGCGCTGGCGCTCCGCATCATCGGCGCTGTTGATGATGTACTGCGCAAAGGCATAGGCGCTTTCACGCGGCACAAACAAACTCAGCGACCTGGGTTGTTTGCCGCCGTTGTCATAACGGTTGTCGCCGGTGCTCCATTTGACGGGCTTGGGCAGAGCAGCCTTGAAATCAGAAGTGGCCATGGGTCAGTTGATTTGAGGAAGGTTGAAATAACGGCGCAGGCAGTCATGCACGGCACCGCTAGGGGTGAGCTGGTGTTCGTCGGCGTGTTGACGGATCAGCTCCATCACATCGGGCCAGAGATGGGCGCCGACCTTGATGGACCTGGTGCTGCGGGCATAGCGCCGTGGTTTGCGCTCGCTAGTGCTAGTCATCACAGGCGCACCAAAGGTTAGGCGTGGAGCGGTGGGCATAAAAATCAACTGGGCGGATGACCATGCTGCAATCCTGCGATGGCAGCAGTTCGCTTAGTTGAACCCACACCGACTTGGCTCGCTCGAAACTAGAAAACCTGTGCGCTGGCGGCACATCATTGGCTGTATGCACAAATTGCATGGCCGTGCCGTTGATGTTGGCCAAGAACTGGCCATCAGTTGTTGTCAGCACCCAAAACACCCGGTGCAGATAAGGAGCGAGAGAGTAGGGACAGGATGCTGCGGGCTTGCTGCAGTAAAACTCGCCTGGCGCAGTGATTGCCGTAGGCGCTAAGTCGTGCCTCAAATGCAGCGTCTGCATAAGCCTGGTGTTCGACAGACTCGATGGCGGCGATGGCTCTTGATACAGCCGCGAGAGCAGCGTTGATGTCGTCATGCGGTTGCGGCTGCCTTGAGTTCATGGAGTTGCGCGGCTAAGAAATCAAGCCGTTCCTGAGTGTTGATGTAATCCGCAGTGATTTGCGTTTGAGCGGAAATGTCAAACTGCTTTTTGAAGGCGTCAAGCAAGGCAGTTCTTGCCGTTTCCGGCAAAGCGTGAATTTGGCTTTTGACTACTTGCCAAGCCGAGCTGCCAACAACGGTTAAAGCAGCCGATGGCGGAGCCGAGGCCGACGCTTTTTTGGCAACCGTCTTGTGCTGTGGCTTGCTAGCGCTAGCCGCTACTGGTGTGGAATTGTCGGCGTGGTCGCCATCGTCATCTTCAATGCCAGCGGCAAGCGACAAAATTGCAAGTAGGGCGTATCGGCGGCTGTAGGTAGTCGCTCCACCCCAGTCGTGCAAAGGGTTTCGTCCTTTTGGGATGACAAGCGGCAGGCGGCTTTCAATGCGTTCGCCGCTGGTGTGCAAGAGGGATGTCACTAAGACCTGCTCGCCCAATTCAGCTACAGGCTCAAACGTTTGGACAACGGCTAATCCGTTTTTACTCAGAGCCGGGAGAACAGTGCTTAGCACTGTGGCCAGGTCGGCGTACTTGCCGTACTGGGCAGTTGCCTCTTTGTGAATCGTGGAGACATCACGATGGAAAGCGCACAGCGCTTTCGTTAGCTCGGCTGTCATGGTGCGGGTTCTCGGGCGCTGCTGTCGCTGCAGCGCTAGCACCACACTACGGCTAGGGTCCGCTAGCTGTCAACCGTTTTCCCAGGCGCCTAGCGCATCGGCTACCGGATCAGAGCCATCGGCCGCAAGATCGCTCCATTCCTGCGCCGTCCATTCATGCCAGCCGCTCAGCACATTACGCAGCAGGTCGCGCTGGCTGGGTGTCATGGCCTTGCAGTGCCGCTCCAACTGCTTCCACGCCACTGGAGGGGTCAGTCCCTTGGCCTTGACAATGGTTTCAAAGGTGGCGCGGTGCTCGGCGCTGAGGGTGGCCAACTCCTCGGCGCCCAAAGGTTTTGGGAAATCAGCCCAGTCCGGTGCATCCAGCTGACCGACAAAGTGCGCGAAAAACTCCGCCGCACGCCAGGGCCGCCCCTGGTCGTCGGTGATCGGCTCACTACCCAAAAGGCGATCTTTCAAGCGCCTGTCGGCCACCCCGTTGTAATCACCACGGGCGACGCGCTCATTAGCCAGCTCTAGCTGGATGAAGGTGAGCGGGCTGGGCTGTTCAGTTTTGCCGTTTTGCAGCTTGTTGAAGCTGCTGTCCCGCACAGCGGGAAAGCCGGCTTCATGGCCCCAGTCCTGCAGGGTGCTATGCACCCAACCGTTGCGGTTGCACCAGGCCGTCAGGGTGCGGCCAAAGCGGGCGCGGGCTTCAGGCGAGGGGTAGAGAGCACGGTCCTGATCCACTGACTAGGGGTCGCTAGAGGGGAGCCTAGCACTAGGAGTTTTCCTGGTCCACCTCCCCTAGCCGCAGCTTCACTACCTCCACCTGCTGATCCCTAATCACCACCTCCTGCACGTGCTCCACAAACAGGTTCCGCGTCGCCTCGCGGCTGTGCTGCGTCGTAACCCAGAACAGCTCATCGTCAAACGCCTGCACCACTTCCTCGGGGCTGAACTCCATCGCGCCTAAATCAGTGCGCTCTTCCAGCAACAGCTGCAACCGCAGCCGCTTGTGGTTGATTGCTTCCTTCAGGTCTGGGTCATTCATCGCCTCCAGTTCTTTGATCTGCTTGTCCAGCGCCTGCTCCTGCTGCAGCAAATCGTTGACCTTGAGCTGATTGGCCATATCCACCATCAACAGCTGTTGCTTGTGCCCCTTCAGCGCTTCCCAGATCGCCGCTTCAACCGTGTCGCTGCGCAGCCGGTTCAAATGCGGCGCCTCGCAGCCCACCACCTGACAGCGCACATAAGCATTGGGCTTGTTGCGGCCGCTCTGATACCCCATCTTTCGGCCGCAATGACCGCAACGCACCAACCCGGTCAAGACGTTGACCCGACCTGGCACCAATGCACTGCGACCGCGTTGGCGTTGATTCGCCAAGATCTTGCGGATCAGTTCATGCTCATGCCGGCTGATCAGCGCTGGGTGGGCATTGGGATACAGCTCCCTGTAATCGCCCGCAGCTCGATGCCGCCGCACTAGATGGCCGCTGTCATCTCGTTGCTTCAGGCTGTGGCCGTACACCCGGCAACCGGCCAGCGTTGGATTTAACAGCCAACTCTTGAAGCCAGCGCTGGAGCGAAACGGCACGGCACCAGCGCGCTGCTGCTCGCGCAATGCACCGAGCAATGAACGCCTGTTAAGAAAGGACATCACCAGCCGCCGGGCAACAACAACCGTCTCGGGGTCCAGCTCAAGGTTGCTGTGGTCGCTGTTGAACCGGTATCCAAAAGGTGGCGGCCCAAACGGTTTGAGCTGCTGCTTGCGGCCAGCCATCCCATGACTGGTGCGCTCCGTCAGGCGCTCGACTTCGGCCTGGGCCAGGTTGACGAGCATGTTGGCGACAAAGCGACCACCCACGGTGGACAGGTCCAGCCCGTCATCCAGCGCGATCAGGTTGGGCGTGTCGTCTGCTGCGAAGTAGGTCAGCAGTTCTGCGCCATGGGCCACTGAGCGACTGAGGCGATCCAGCTTGGTGCAAATCACCGTGTCAAGGAGCCCGCTGCGGCAGTCCTTCAGCAGGCGCCTGAGCTGCCGGCGGTCATCGCGGCTGCCGCTGGCTTTCTCGATGTACTCGATGACTTCGTGGCCTTGAGCGGCCAGGCGTAAGCGGGTGAGCTGCTGGGTTAGGGCGTGATCCTGCTCATCCTTGTCGGTGCTGACACGGGCGTAAATCCCAGTGGGCATAACCCTTCAGCCTATGATAGGCTCCGCTAGCAGGTGGCCAACACAACGTACCCACTTTGATTCACCTGCTAAATCGACCGAGAACCCGTATGACCACAAGCGTTTCAGCCAAAAACAGCCCGGAATCAAAGCACAAAAATGCAGCGCCCGAGCAGCAGCCCCTGGCCCAGGTGATCCGCCGCAACCTGGCCGGCAGCGGCGATTGCCCGCTCGACTGCCTGGCCAGCACCCGCGAGTCGATCACTGAGCTGATGGCCTACCTGCTGGACCATTACGAGCTGCCCGAACCGGTGGCACTGGAGTTCGAGGCGGCCCTGGCCCATGTGGCAGCAGCCGAGGCCCATGTCCGCATGGCGGCGACCCGCTGCTGCTGATCTGCGGCAGATCTGCGCTTGCGCGCCGGAGCCTCCGCTAGCGGTGCCGTAAGGTGCTGCTAATCGCTAGCCAAAGCAAAGGACTAGCGCACGGAGGTCACGATGCCAACCGCAACCGCTTTCCGATCACCCAAGCGCGTTTCGATCACGGTCAGCCATGCCGTGGCCGAACGGCTGGAGCAGCGCTCCTATGAGCAAGGTCGCAGCACCAGCAACCTGGCCGCTTACCTACTGGAGGTGGCCCTAGATGCCCTGGAGCCCAAGCCCAACCCGATCACCAAGCGCTGGCCTGACAGCTGATCACCGCCCCGGTTCGCCGGGGCTTTTTTGTGGGCACCACCACCAGTGGCGGCACGGGTCGCAATAGACCCATAGGGCTAGCGTCCGCTTGCTTGATTCTGCGGCTAGCCGCCGCTAGTCTCTGCACGCTGCTGCACAGCGCAGCACTTTGCATCACGGAGCAATGCCACGCATCACCCTCACTTTGGAGCCTGATCTGTACGAACAGATCCTCGCCAGCAAGCCCAAAAGGCAGGCCCTGTCGGCGTTCTGCGCCGACTTAATCGAGCAGCAAACGCTAGGGCTTGACAGCGCTAGTAAATTACCCGCGTACCGTGTCGGTGCGGGAACCCATGAATCCAGGGTTTCTGAAGCGCCCACGGCAGCAGAAGCAGACCTAGGACGGTCTGCCTCCAGTGCCTCAGACGCCAGCAGCGATGAGCAGTTGGCTGTTGAGGGCTTTGATTCTCAATTTTTCACCCAAGGTCTTGAACCCAAAAAAAAGGGGGGTGCAGGGGGGAAAAAAATCAGCCCATTCACCCGGCGCACGCTGGAGCCTGAGCTGATCCCCGATGACCTGCTCGACTGCCAGCAGCTGTTGCCGGAGTTCTGGGCTGTCAAAAAGGGTACGCGCTCTGAGCAGGTCTGGAACCGGGTCTGCAACAAGCTGCGCCAATGGTCAACAGACCAACGCCGTGAGGCCTTGGAGCGCGCCATCGCCAGCGGCTGGGGCGATGTGTTTGAGCCGCCCTCAGTCAAGGCCGTCCAGGGCAACGCTGGCGGCTACGTCGATTCGATCACCCGCGACCGCCAGGTGCGAGAGCGCTTTCTCTCGATGTTCAACACCGAGGAGGAGGCCGCATGATCACCCAGCAAGAGTTTTGCGATGTCCTGCAGGCATTGAGCCGCACGCTGCCGCGCTTCAAGCCTTGGGATGAAACGGCCATGGCCCTGGCCTGGATGACATTTCCTGCCAAAGCCAAACAAGACCTCACCCGTGAGATCTGGTTGTATGCCGCCGGCCAGCGGCGCCTTGATCCAAGCCCGCCCGAAGATCAGCCGCTGGACATGCAGCTGCTCGATTACGTCTACCGCAACCGCGATGGGCGGGCCTGTGTGGACTGGGGCCTGAAGGCCGATCTGCCAGAGCGTATGCAGCGGGCGCATATTTTCAACCCGCAGCCGGTTCCCGGCCAGCTGCCGGCTACGCCAGAGCCGCCGGTGACCAACCCCATCCTTACGGGGGCGCCATGGTGAACCAACTTGCCCTGGTCCTTGAAGGCGAAGCCCGCAAAGAGGACGGCATGACCCGTGCCTGGGACCATGCCAACACTGACTGGAAGGCTGCCGCGCTGGCCGTGGTGCAACAGCTGGCCCGCACCCATGCCACTTTCACCACCGATGCCGTCTGGGCCGAACTCGACGCCTTGGGCTTTGCCACCCGTGAGCACCGCGCCATGGGTGCAGTCATGCGCCAGGCCGCTCAGCACAACTGGGTGGTCAAAACCGACCGCGTGGTGCCAACAATGCGGCCCTCGGCCAACCGCCGCCCTGTAGCCGTCTGGCAGTCATTACGAAAAAGCGCTGAATCTGCAGCATCAAACTGCTTGACGCACTAGCGCTAACTCTTGCTAGTTTTACGGTTAAGCGGAACAAGGCGGGATTCGGCCCCCGCCTCGCCCCTGGCCTCTGGCCAGTCCACCTATCAGGCCCAGCCGAGAGGTTGGGTCCATTCTCCAATGTCACCCCTGGATTTTTCACGCTTCTTCTCTGACGCCACCCACCGCGTCAAGCCGCGTTTCACGTTCCTCGGCAAATCCATTCAAGAAACAGAGACACTTCTGCGCGCTGACGCTGGCCTTTATCTGGCGCTTGCAGAAGCCAATCCTGATCTGGTCACACGTGCTGGTGGCCCCAACAGCAAGGCCAAGTGCCTGATCGCTTTTCAGTATTACGGCTGCGACACTACCTACACGGAAATTGCAGCGGCCTGTGGCATCGGCCAAGACAGCGCCTACCAGCACATGCAGGCCGTGCGCCAATGGCTGGAAGACGCCTTCAGGCTCAAGATCGAGCGCAGCGGTGATCGGGTCTTCATCGTCAACCAAGACACCCTGCGCGAACGCACCGACAAGCTGATTGCCAACCTCGAACTACTTGACCGTCAGTTCGAGACCGTCAAGAGCTGTGCATCAAGCCTGCAGCAGTCAGGTCAAGCCGTGGTGCTGCCAGCGACGGCGCAGATCTTCCTTAAGGCCCATGAGGAAGTTAAGCAACTTGCTGGTACGCAAGGATGAGCCTTCAAGTGGAGTGGCTACCTACTGGCCTAGCCACCAATGCGCTTGGGGTATCCGCAGATAGCTTGAAGCGGTATGCATTTCGTGATTGCTTTTTGATTGAAGGCAAGCACTACAGACGTGGCGTGCATCACAACTCGCCTTACGTCTGGCACATACCAAGTTGCATTGAGGCATTGACTTACAGAGGCCGGCTTCGCTGCCTCAAGACCTAACCAACACATTGGGGGCTCTGCCCCCTCTTTTACCTATGACACAACTAGCCACGATTGACCGGCCGGATCTGATGGCTGGCTATCAGTCTTTTTTCTCGGATCTCAAAGCAGAAGGGTATTCAGAGTCTGAGATTGATCTGATTGGCCAATGCTGGCAATCCGCAACGTATGCCAGTGCCGCCAGGACTCAGCTTGCGATCAAGCTCCATGAGCTGAAGAAAGAGATGGACGCCAATGACCCTTTTGCGGGTCGCGGTGGAGAGCCTGGTACTTATGGCACAAATAAATCAAGGTTTTGGGGGGCTTTTGAACAAGGCAAGCTGCCCCTGCAAGGCGACAAAAGCCGAGAAACAGTTAAGACCTACCTAAGAGCTGCTGAGTATTTGGAATCAAAACCATTGGGTGACACGTTACCCAATGGTCTGCGCAACCTGGGGCCGTCAACGATCTGCCTCGTTGCCAGCTTGTCCGGGGAGGCCTTGGCAATTGTAGAAAAGCAACTGGCTAACACCGACTTCATTGGCATTGCTGCTGTTCGTCTTATTGCCAACGAGGCCAATGCTGAGGTGTTAGCAAAGATGTTTGAGTGGGTGGACACTCATAAAGATGTGGCTATTACTCCAAAGATCATCAGAGAGTTAAAGGCATCGGTAGACGACGAAAGCCGACCGGCTAACACCCGAACTGTTGACATTGGCCCAATTCTCCAAGGAATCCGGGCAGAGGCACCGCAGCGCGAGCATCATGCCCGCGTTCAAGCCGTCAAGGAAGAATTATTGAAACCAGATCGTGAGCATCAGCAGCTGCTTGATTCTCAAATCCAGGCCTATAGCAAAGCACTGACCACAGCCTCCACCGCTGTTCATGAGCTGTTTGCCTACATGCGTCAGCTCAGCAATGTTCATGGCACTGAGCTGCTTGACGAGATGCGAGCTACGGACTATCGCGGCTTTATCACGGTGGCCGATGACATGCAGCGCCTGCAGGCCATGGGCAAAGAACTGATGGAGGTGGTGCAACTGGCTCAAACCAGTAACCCACCAACCGGGATCGACATGACCACCGTCAACGTCTAACGCCATGGGGGCCATGGCCCCCTTTTTTATGCAACGTCTATCTGACACTTCAGCCCTGCAGGCAATCCTGCAGCACGGCATCAACCGTGGTCTCTGGACTCTTGACGCCCTCGACAAGCCACCGCCCAACTACACCCGCGAAATCAACGAGGCCCGCAAGTCTGAATACTTCGGCCCTGACTTCACACCAACGCCCTACCGCAACCTCCTGCGCGCCCATGCCGCCCCAGAAGCCGTCCAGCCCACCAACCCCCGCGACTTTGACGTGGCTGCAGCCACTAGGGCTAACGAGGGACAGTCAAACCTGGACCTACTCCCTCAGCAATGGCCACCAGTTCCCGGTGAGCGTGACCAGCTTGATCAGCAAGGTGACCAAGACTCCGGAGCAGATGGCGCAGATCATGGCGACCAAGGAAACCTGGCAGCCGCGTGGGAACACTTGTCACCTGGCCTTAGAGACGATGGTGAACAACCGCTGGAACCCGTCCCCACCGTCACCACCAGCCTGCTCGGCTGGTGACTACAGCGACTGGATTGAGCCGATGCTCGCCTCACCGCTGTGGGACCGCATCACCGTGATCGGCTCTGAAGTCATGGCCTACTCCATGGCCTACAACGTCGCCGGCACCGTTGATCTGGTCCTGCAGTTCAACGATGGCACGTATGGCATCGCGGACCTCAAGACCCAGGGCAGCAAAACCGCCAAGCCCTACGACACACGCCCGCAGCTGGGTGCTGGTGTGGACATGATCGGGCAGCACTACAAGTTGCTGTTCAGCCGGTGCCTCACGCTTTGGGCACGCCCTGGCAGCTTTGAGATCCAGACCCACGACGCCCAAGAATGCCTTGATGCCTGGCTCGACGTGGTGGCGCAGTACAAGCTGCGCTTTAGGCCTTGGTAGCCGCTGATTAGCAGCAGCTAGCCCGCTGCCGCTAGCTCCCATGGCACCATGAAACGGCCGGGTCGGCGTGGATACAACACCCTTACGGGAAAGAAGCGCGGGTTTATGCGGACCATCGGAGGCCCGGCACCTAAACATTCCTAACAGACCTTGACCGCTAGCGTTGGCTAGCCTATGGTTCTGATCACGGGGGCGACCCCACCGCATACCACCCATGACCTCCTTCTGGATCGTCACGCCCAACTGGGAAGACACGTTCTCCGAAGACGACCTGCCCGCTACCTTCAGCGACCTGATCGCTGCCGGGCACCCTTACACCATCGAAGCCATCCCGCCCGATGATGACGAGGCGGATTTTGATGATGACGACTACTACGGCCACCCGTCCCTGACGGCCGCCGAGCGCAACCCTTCGCTGTGCCGCTGATGACTAGCGCTAGCAAGCCTCAGCCACCTAAGTGGCTCCTCGACCAGGCCATCCACGACGACACCCACGAAGAGGACGCCATCGACTTCCTTGATGACAACCGCATTCACTACGCCTCTCACAACCGCGCCTTCCTGATCACCCTCGCCTACCAACACGGCTGGAGGCCACGCCCATGAGCCTCTACGCCATCGCCTATCACTCCGCCTACGACCAGCACTGCCTCGCCAATGGCGTTCTGGTCGAACCGCAGCAATCGTTGATCGCTGCAGACGGCACCTGGAGCACTTCCGAAGTCATCACCCGCTACCAGCGCAATAACCCCGGCATCACGGTTCTCTCCTGCACACCCGCTCACACCGCTGCCGCATGACATCACCCACCCTGCCGGCCTGCATCCCGACCGCCGCCCAAACCAACCGCATTGCACGCCGCCGCATCCAACACCGCCGCGCTCAAGCCCTACGCCGCAAGCAACTCCATGAAGCCATCCTCCTCTTTGTCTTCTTCACCATCTTTTTCGCCATCGTCACCATTGCCGCGTTCTCTTGAAGTCATCCTCGACGATCTGACCGATGCACGTGCGCTCAAGATCGCCGCTCAAAACCGCGAAGAAAGCTGTCTTGACGAATTGGCTGCGTTGGTGGAAACGGGTGAACTCACAACAGACGAACCGCTCAGCTGGAACGACTGGACGATCAGCCAGCGCACCCGCAAGACCTACCGCTACCCCGCGCATGTCACCGAGCAGCGCGAGGCGTTAAAAGCCTCCGAAAAGCTGGCCATTGCCCTGGGCGAAGCCGAAGTCGTGATCACCAGCTTCTGGGAGGTGCGGCAACCCAAAGGGTGACCGCTGCTGCCATGGACTGGGCCGCCTTCCTCCTGCTCGCCATCGCCTACTGGCTCATCTGTGCAGCCTTTCTGTGCCTCTGCAAGCACCTGCTGCCATGACAGAACCCTTGCCGCCTTACGACCATCAGCCGTGTTACGTGGTCACCACCACTGGCAACTACCTCACCATCAACGACACCTGGTCACCAGACCCAGCCCAAGCCCGCATCGCTGAGCGCTGGTTCATGGAAAAACAAGCCATGGGCCATAACGTCCCCACCGTGATCATCCGAGCCAAGTGATCACCTTCACCGTCGCAGGGATGCCGCCCGCTCCTCAGGGCAGCAAGCGCCACGTAGGTAACGGCCGCCTCATTGAATCCAGCAAACAAGTCAAGCCCTGGCGTTACCTCGTCTCCCAGGCTGCCATCGCAACCCAACAACCCACCATCACCTCCCCCGTCTCCCTAACCATCACCTTCCTTTTCCCACGCCCAAAATCGCACTACACCACCAAAGGCATCCTCAAACCCTCAGCACCCACGCACCACTCCACACGCCCTGATGCTTCCAAATGTCTGCGCAGCACTGAAGACGCCCTGGTGGATGCAGGCCTGCTTCAAGATGATGCGCTGGTTGCTCTGGCATCCATCACCAAACGCTACTGCTGCCCCACAGAACATCCCGGCGCCATCATCACCATCACGCCCCTCGCGGCAACCTACGCGCAGCAGGCCTAGGCCAATGCTTGGCGAACCCTGGTCCATCGTTGCTGAACACCCCGCAACCGGTGAACCCTTTGGCCTAGTCATCACCTCTGAACACACCTTCACCGAAGCGGAAGAACTCGCCCGGCAACTCCTCGCCACCTTCCGCCTCACCGGCTCCTACCTCCCCACACGCACCACAGACTGCCTCGAAGGCCATTACCTCTTCACCTACACCACCAACGCCAAACCCAGCTGGCATCTAGCCTCCATCTGGGCAGCCTCAGCCAAAGACGCTGAACTACGCCTCAACATTCTCGCCGCTGAAGGCATCCTCTTTATGCCCACGTCTAGCTAACCTAGGCAAATGGCAAACATCTCTGAACTCAAGTTCGATCACAAGAACGCACGCAAGCGCACAGATAGTTCATCTCGCCTAATTCAGGAATCACTCCAGCGTTACGGTGCCGCTCGCTCCATCGTCATCGACGAGGACAACCGCATCCTCGCCGGCAACGGCACCATCGAAGGCGCCAAGGCCGCTGGCATCAAGAACGTTCGCATCATCGAAACTGACGGCAACGAAGTCATCGCCGTCCGCCGCACGGGCTTGACCGAAGACCAGAAGATCGGCCTCGCCCTCGCTGACAACCGCACCTCCGACCTCTCTGAGTGGGATCAGGAGATGTTGCGCCGTCTCTCCGAAGAGCACGACATCTCACCCTGGTTCAACGACGAAGACCTCAACGAACTCCTTGCTGTCACCGAGCTACCCCCTGAAGAAGGCAAGACCGACCCCGACGACGTTCCAGAGGCACCCGAGCAACCCATCACCAAGCCCGGTGACCTCTGGATCCTTGGCAACCACCGCCTGCTCTGTGGTGACAGCACCAACATTCAGCACGTCGAGCGGTTGATGGATGGCCAGAAGGCGGACATGGTTTTCACCGACCCACCTTATGGCATCGCTTACAAGTCGCCTTCAGGTGCTGGCATGACCAAGCGAGGCGATTATGCAGTTATCAAAGGAGATACAGAGCCTTACGACCCAAGCCCTTTGTTTGGTCTCTGCGACCTTGTTGTTGCGTGGGGGGCTAATCATTACGCAGACAAGCTTCCGCCTAGCAGGGCTTGGCTTGTCTGGGACAAAAGAGAAGGCGATGCTATTAACAATAATTCTGATTGCGAGCTTGCATGGGTTAGCCAAGGTGGCTCCGCTCGCTTGTTCCATCACAAGTGGAATGGCATGATTAAAGCCAGCGAGAAGAATGAAAAACGAGTTCACCCAACTCAAAAGCCAGTCGCCCTAGCCGAATGGACATTCGAGCTGCTTGATGCTGGCACCACGATTGTCGACTTTTACGGCGGTTCAGGCTCCACCCTCATCGCCTGCGAGAAAACCTCCCGCCACTGCCGAATGATGGAACTCGACCCCGCCTACTGCGATGTGATCGTCAAGCGCTGGGAAGACTTCACCGGTAACACCGCCGTCTGCATTCCCTCAGACGCCCACTTCACCCAGGAGCTTCAGGAGGCCGCCTGATGGCTTCCCCTCGTGGCACCAAGCAAGAAACCATCGACCGTGCAAACCGCTTTGCTCGCATCATTGCGACCGGTGGCCGCAGGTCGGACTGCATTCGATATGCCTCGGAAAACTGGGGGGTTGGACCGCGCTCCTGCGATGAGTACCTCAGGCTTGCCCGCGAGCAGCTCAAGGCTGACTGGGACATCGAACGGCCTCAAATGATCGCGGATCTGCTCTCGCAGTGCTCCACCCTGCAGCTAGAGGCACGCCGTGCTGGGCAGTACCACATTGCCTTGGGTGCCATTAATACAGCTGCCAAGCTGGCGCAGCTCTGCTCGTGAGCATCCTTGCTGCAGCACCCGAAGGCCACGTCCTTCAGATCCTTGGCCGCAGCACTGGAACCCTCGATGCCGCCACACTGCTGGCCCGCATCCACAACGACCTGCACCCCAAGCAGCAGGCCTTCATCGACGACACCGATCACAAGATCGTCGCCCTATGCGCTGGCTACGGCTCTGGCAAAACACGCGCCCTCTGCGCCAAAGCCATCCACCTAGCCGTTGCTAACCAAGGCTTTATCGGCTGCGTCATGGAGCCCACCGGCCCCCTGATCCGTGACATCTGGCAGAACGACTTCGACGACTTCCTAGAGGCCTACGACATCCCTTATACGTTCAGGGCTTCACCGCTACCGGAGTACGTACTGCACTTGCCTGGTGGTGACACCAAGATCCTGTGCCGCTCCTTCGAGAACTGGACCCGCCTGATCGGCTTGAACCTGGCCTGGTGTCTTGCGGACGAGGTGGACACCGTGTCCAAACCTCTCGCCCAGAAGGCCTTTACCAAGATCCTGGGCCGCCTGCGCTCCGGCAACACCCGCCAATTCGCTGCAGCATCCACGCCTGAAGGTTTCGCATGGATGTACGAGAACTTCGGCACCGAGGAAGCCCTGGCCCGTGAAGACCGGCATCTGATCAGGATGCGCACCTACGACAACCCGCACCTGCCGCCGGACTTTATCGACACGCTCAAGGCCAACTACGACCCCAACCTGCTGCTGGCCTATTTAGAGGGCCAATGGGTCAACCTGACCACCGGCCAGGTGTACGACCGCTTCAACCGCGACCGTCACGTCATCCCGGTCACGTGGGACATTGACGAAACGATCCTGATGGGCTGCGACTTCAACGTCGGCAACTGCAACGCCGTGCTGGCGGTCCGCCGTGGCCGCGAGCTGCACGTCTTTGACGAGATCAGCGCGGCCCATGACACTGACGCCATGGCACAAGAGGTGCGCAGGCGTTACGGCAAAGCTCGCATCCTCGGTTACCCCGACGCTTCCGGTGCCGCCCGCAGCACCAACAGCTCCCGCAGCGACATTGCCATCCTGCAGAGCTACGACATCAGCAACATGGCCCCCAAGGCCAACCCACCGATCCGGGATCGTGTGGCTGCTGTGCAGGCGCTGCTGGAGAACGGCAACGGCGAACACCGGCTGTTTGTGGACCCCAGCTGCAAACGCACGATTGAGTGCCTGGAGCTGCAGAGCTATGACGAGAAAGGCTTGCCGGACAAAGAGGCGAATTACGACCATATGAATGACGCGCTTGGGTATGTCGTGCATCGCTGCTTTGAGGTGGGCCGGGCTACGGCCGGCAAGGCTGTGCGCGGGCTACGGCTCTACTAGCTCGACGTAGGGAAGCCAATCGTCTATAATGGAAGCACGGGGCGGACGTGAGCACCCCGCTGGCCTGACCAGCACAAGGAGCCCACCCCGGTAACGCCGCACACGGCCGGGTTACCCAGACGAGCGGACACCATTCATTGTCACCAGCTGTTGAGCGCTGCTCCGGCTGGTGATCGCCTTCTAACCCATGACCATCACCACCCTGCTGTGGGTGTTGCTGGTGCCCGCCCTGATCCTCCTCGGCGTGGCCCTCTGGCTGACCGAAAGCCGCCAGCAACGCATCCACCGCCTCCGCTCCTACGGCTGGAGCCAGCAACGCATCGCCACTCACCTACGCATCAGTCGTTATGCCGTAAGACAAGCATTGGCCTAAGGGCAAGCTAGGAAAAAGCTCCGTGCATACCCTCGCTGCCGCCACCAATCTGAACCTCGCCTTGACCACCATCAAGGATCTGCAGGTTCACGATCCCGGTATTGCCTGGCAGCGCATGGAACCGCGCTGGCGGCTGATCGAGCAGCTGAGCCTTGGCACCCTCGGTATGCAAGCTGCTGGCAAGCGCTACCTGCCGCAGGAACCCAAAGAAGATGACGACAGCTACAAAGCACGTCTCGCACGTTCTGTCTGCCCGCCTTATTTCCTGCGCCTAGAGCAGATGCTGGCGGGGATGCTCACCCGCAAGCCCGTCAGGCTCGATAACGTGCCTGATGTCATCCAGGAGCATCTCTACGACGTAGACCTCTCCGGCAGTGACCTCAACGTCTACCTGCAGGATCTGGCGCGCAAGTGCATTCGCTACGGCCATGTTGGCGTGCTGGTGGACTTCCCCCGTGGTGATGAAGGTGATGACACCCCGGTGACTGATTTCAGCCGGCCGTATTGGGTGGCCTACACGCCCCGCGACATCCTGGGTTGGCGCACGGATGTGGTCGGCGGCAGCCAGAAGCTCACCCAGCTGCGGCTGCGCGAGCAGGTGATCGTGCCCTATGGCGAATTTGGTGAAGAGCAGGTTGAGCAGGTGCGCGTCCTGGAGCCCGGCGCGTTCCGCCTGTACCGCAAGCAGGCATCCCGAAACCGGGACTGGGAACTGATCTCAGAAGGCACCACCACACTCGACGAGATTCCCTTTGCGGTGGCCTATGCCAACCGCACCGGCATCCTCGAATCCACGCCACCGCTAGAGGAAGTCGCGCACCTGAACCTCAAGGCCTACCGCTGCGAATCCGATCAGGCCAACCTGCTGCACGTCGCGGCTGTGCCCCGTTACAACCTCTTTGGCGTGCCGGCTGAAGTAGACGAGCTAGAGGCTGGCCCCGCCTCGGCCATGGCGTTCCCTGTGGATGCCCGCGCCGAGTTCAGTGAACCCACCGGCACCAGCTACCAGGCCCGCTTCACCGAACTGGACCGCATTGAAAAGCAGATTGCTGAGCTGGGCCTGGCGGCTGTGCTGGGCCAGAACATGACCAACCAAGCGGCGCAGTCCAAAGCCATTGACCGCAGCCAAGGTGATGCCGCCCTGATGGCCGTGGCTCTGGGCCTGCAGAACCTGATCGACACCTGCTTGCAGTTCCATGCACGGTTTCTCAACCTGCCTACTGCTGGCAGCAGCATGGTCAACAACGACTTCGTGGCCCACACGCTGGAGCCAGCGCATGTGGCCGAGCTGGTGAAGCTGCGCATCAACGGGGACATCACCCAAGAGACGCTGCTGATCCAGCTGGCCGATGGCGAATGGCTCTACGACGACTTTGATGTTGACGCTGAGCTAGAAGCCACCGCTGCGCAACAGCAAGCCAAGTTGCAAGCCACTGAACAGCAACTGGCTAACAACCTGCAGCAGCTTTCCGGCCAGCCGCAAGAGACGCAAACGGCAACCTAACAAGCACTCTCGACCCTGTGGGTCTTCATGCCTGACAACGACAACGCTCCTGTGGAGCAGTCTTCATCCGCCCCCAACAATTCAGCCCTCGAAGCTGAAATTGAGGCTTTGCGGCGCAAAAACGCTGAGCTTCTTGACGAGAAAAAGAAGCTGGCCAAAAAGGTTCCCGAACTGCCAGATGGCATCAACGTGCAAGAGCTGCTCGACTTCAAGCAGCGCGCTGAACAAGCCGAGCTAGAGCAAAAGGGCCAATACAGCGAAGCACGTCAAAAACTGGAGGCCCAGTTCCGTGACCGCGAGGCA